GCGAATGTCATCACGAAATGGACCGCACTCGATGCGAGCCTAGTGGCTACTGGGGCCGATTCACGATCGACAGTGCGTCGGTCTTACACCGATTTGAAGCAAAGGAAAAGAACGATGGACCCTGCGTTGTTGGAGCAATTGAAAGCAATGGGACTTCCTGAAGGCATGGAAGATCCGAACCAGGTTCTAGCTTGGGTTGTTGGAAAACTTGGAAAGCCAGCCGAAGAAATCGAATCGATGGTTGGGGAGCAAAAGCCAGTGGAACCAGTCGTTGAGCAGATGGAAGTCGAGCCCAAAGAAGAGGTCAATCCAGTTATCGAACAGATGAACGAAGAGGAAAAGAAACCAATTGAAGCATCCGCTCGATCGGTTACCGAAGGACAAATCAAACGAGCTTTGGCAGACGACCAAAAGCGACGAAGTGAAATTCAAGCAACGTGCAAACTTGCGAAAGTAGAACGCGCTTTCGCTGATGAATTGTGCGACGCAGGCGTTAGCGTCGAGGAAGCCAAACAAAGGATCATCCGAAAAATGGCGACAGAACCGTTGGGACGTTCGGCAGAGGGTGATTCGATTCGCGTCACTCGTTCCGCTGATGACAAGTATTTTGAGGCAGCTCGTGACGGATTGTTGATGCGTGCACAAACAGCATCGCGAGTAAAGCGAACTCTGCACACAGGCAAAGCAGTTGATGGAGCTGAAGACTTCAGCCGCATGAGCTTGCTTCGAATGGCAGAAAACTTCATGCGTCGCGCTGGTGTCAATACCGATCGAGTTAGCTCACCGGAAATTGCACGGGCAGCTATTGGTGATCCAAAGGCACTTGCCAGAATGAACATTCAGCGAAGCGATCCAGCGTATCACACGACTGGGACATTTGCGAACCTGATGCTTGACGCAGCGAACAAGACGCTGTTGGCAGGCTACGAAGAGGCTCCATACACTTGGAATCTCTGGGCTCGACAAGCTGGTTCAGTTGATGATTTCAAAGCTATCAACCGTATTCGGTTCAGCGAGTCCCCAGACTTAGAACACGTTCCAGAAAACAGTCCATACCCTGAAGGTGTGATGACTGATTCTCGCGAATCGTACAAGGTTGAAAAGTTTGGTAAGACTTTTTCCGTGACATGGGAAACGGTTGTCAACGACGACTTGGACGCAATCAGCCGTATTCCTGCAATGCACGGAAACGCAGCTCGTCGCATCCAAAACAAAAAGGTGTACGAAGTCCTAACCAGTAACCCGACGATGGGCGACGGGTTCAGCTTGTTTTCGTCTTCTCACGTTTCTGGTGACAACACGCAGGGTGCAGGTGCTCCAGCGGTTGGAACGCTCAACACGGCTTTCGTAAAGATGATGCTGCAAAAAGGACTCAACAGCCAAACGGTTCTGAGTGTCGTTCCACGATACCTAATCGTTCCTGTTGCACTTTCAGCAACTGCTTTGGAACTGTTTAACTCGATTAGCTATAACGCAGCCAACAACAACGAAGGTGTCAGAAACATCTACGGTCCTGGTGGCGAACGTTCCTTAACTCCGATTATCGAACCAGTTCTTGATGGTTCGAGTTCAGCCGCATGGTACTTGGCCGCAGATCCTGGACAGATCGATACCGTCGAATTGTCCTTCCTGTCCGGTGAAGAGTCTCCAGTTTTGGAGAACGAATGGGACTTCGACAAAGACTGCTACAAGTACAAGATCCGTCAAACGTTCGGCGTTAAAGCGATCGATTGGCGTGGTTTGTTGCGAGCGGGCGTCTAGTCGCTGGCTTGATCTAAAACAGTTTGCCGGTTCTGTCAAAACCGGCTTTTTGCAGTACGCAACGTAGCGGAATGCGATGACCGTTGTTTCCAAATGAAAGATAAATCAAATGGCTGGTATTCACGATTTTCAGTCTTACGAAGACGACTTCCACGGAACCTCCGCGACGTTTCCAGCGTCGGCAGATCCTGCAACTCCCTGGCTCGTAGTTGACACATCATCGGCTGGTGCTCCTACGTACACTCGCGGCACTAACGTTGCCACGCTGACGCTTGCGGCAACGAGTGAAGTTGAGAATGTTTGCTTGGCTCACGGTGACGCTTTGTCATTCGATATCGACGACTTGCTAAACATCGAAATGAGAGTTCGGCTAGGTGTCACCATGACTACCGGTACGGAACTCGTTTTTGGTGTTGGTTCAGCACGAAACGACACGACCGATAGCGTTGCAGCCAATGCATGGTTCAAGATGGTTGGTGCAAACTCGACGACTCTTGTTTATGTCGAATCCGACGACGGAGTGCGTGACAATGACGACATCTCCACAGGTGCAACACTTGGAACAACGTTCAAGAAGTTCTTTATCGACTTCAGCAACAAGAGAGATGTCAAGTTTTACATTGAAGGCTTCCGTGTTGCAGCGGCAACAACGTTTGACATGAGCGGTTATAGCTCAGGCTTGCAACCGATCGTTCAGATCCAAAAAGCTGCAAACACTAACGTTAATTCAGTAATTCTTGATTACGTGAAAATCAACGGGCGAAGAAACTAACCCAATGACTTTACACGACGTTATCCAATCCGATGCGGGCCTGGTGTTTTGCAACGTTTCCGACTTCGCGGAGACTGCAACCTACATAACTCGCGACGGCTTGCGACGTTGTGTAGACGTTGTTGTTGAACGGCAAAACTTACAACTGCCAGGCGAATACGGTGGCAGTGTAACACCAGTCTTTATCGTGCATGTAGCCAATACGTGCACGCGAGGAATCAGTTCCGAGGAACTGAATCTAGGTGGAGACTCCATCGAGTTAGCTATACGAGTCGGTGAGGAAGTTAGTGAACGTTCGATCGTTCAGCTAATGGATCACGACGAAGGAATGTTGGTGTTAGAGTGCCGCTAGGTCAGTTACCAATCGTCGAGAAGATCGCAGTCGAACTAAAGCGACGGCTTGACTTGTTAGCTGATGCATCGAACACGACCTACAACACCAAAGTAAACGAAGTCATCCGACCTAGTCGGTTGGAGAGCTACACACCAAAGGATATGCAGATCGTCTTGACGACGGAATCGATCGAGACAGTACCAGAGTTGATCTATCCAGGAAATCCACCAGCCGTGGCTAAACGAATCACTTTCAACATCCATTGCAACGTCATGAACGACGAGAAGGTCATCGAGCCAATCGATACCATCGTTCATATGTTCGCTGCTGATGTGGAGCAGATCGTTACTTCCGATTCATCGACCTGGCACACTTTCGACAACAACGCAGTCGATGCACAATTCCTTTCGCATGTTCCGCACAGTGCAGCCGGTGGCTTTGATGGCGTAAATGTTCCGATTGCGATCATCTATCGCACGGACGAAAACGACCCTTACCAGGTGAGGGCGTGATGCAGATATCCATCGATCAGAGATCAGCGTCTGAGGTTAGAAAGATCCTAACGCAGCTCGGTTTCAACGTCACAAAAGAGCTTGCCGTTGCAGTCAATGAGACCGTGAAGCAAGTCAAGACGGCAGCAGCTCGCAAGCTAAAGGAAGTCATACCAGTACCGGTCAAGGTACTGAAGAAAGCCGTCTTCGCTAAAGACAAAGCAACCGCAGCATCTCCACGTTCTGGAATCAATCTTTACGGTGGGTACGCAATCCCACTGAAGTATTTCGGTGCGAAACAAAAGAAAAAAGGCGGCGTTTCGTTTCGTCAATCTGGACCTGCCAAAGGTCGTGGATTTCTACCGAACGCATTTATACCACGCAGGTACAACGGCAACGTCTACGAGCGAGTTGCAAAGCCACGAGGACCACTGACGCAGCAGAAAGGTCCAGCACCTGGAGAGTACGCAAGCGTGGGCGTCACAGCGGCAGCACTAGCAACAGCAAAAGACAAACTCCCAAAACAAATCAACGAACGCATTCGATTTCTAACACTTAAAGCACAAGGCGGCTTGAAATGACACAGTTAAAACGCAAGCGAGTATTGGCCGCGAAGATCGAAGCTACTCCAGGTTTGGTCGAGGCGATAACAACCTCGGACGCTGCCTTTAATGTTTACAACATGATTGCACAGCAAGAAATTGAAATGGAGTCTAGAGAGGCTCAAGGCGGTTTCGGAATGCACACATCCTTAGCCGGTGGTCGCAAAGGACGCATCACGTTTAGCGTCGATGCTTCGTGGGACGGTACAGCAACGGAACCTTCCTGGGCCGATACGTTCCTGCCTGCGTGCGGTTGGGTCAAGTCTGGTCAAGTATTCACGCCGAGGACCGAAGTTCCTGGGGCTAACGTAAAAACGCTGACTATCGCAATCTACCAAGATGGACAAATTAAATATATGCGAGGTGCAGCCGGAACGTTTACCATGAACAACCCAACCGGAAGGACTGCATCATTTAACTTTGATTTCACTGGCGTATGGCTCGCACCTGGTGGAATTGCGATTCTGGCACCGACATATCCGACAGCGATTGGGATGCGTTACGCTACAAGCACAACGACTTGGAATAGTGTTGCGATGTG